CCCCGGCGCCATGGGGGAGCTGCCGTTGCCCGGCGCTCTCATGTTGGATAGGGCAACCCTCCTTGCGACGATCTCGCGCCTGCGTCGCAAATGGAGGCATCTACGCGCGAGCGTCTTCGCTCAGGTCCCCACGGACACCACCCAGGGCCATGCCCAGGGTCAAGCCTATGTGTTCTGGGCGGCTCGCAACAAGGCCTTTTATAGGCACGAAGACGTTGGTCGAGAGGTCATGGCTCTCCCTCAGCCTGAGGTTGAGCGCCTGGCCTCTGCTTACCTTCGCAAGCGCGTGCGGACTCTGCGCGCCTCGCTAGACAGTGGGGAAGGGAATGCCCTTCAGAATGCCCAGTCCGTGGCTCTTATCCGGGAGCTGCAGACTGCGCACATTTCCCCCCACCGTCGTAACACACTAGCTGTCTCTGAGCTTCTTGCTCGCAGGGGTGTCAAGCCTCCTGTCGGGGAGATCGAGACGGCGATGTGGGTAGCGGGGCACCCGAGGCCCGTGCGCGTGGCTGAGACAAGACCCCCGTGCCCCGACTGGGAGCACGCGAAGGGCCCCAAGTCTCGCCTGGCCTGTCTCGCTAAGGACGCCCCCGTCCCCGAGACCCCGGCCATGCGACTCAACGGGCGCCTGGAGCTGCCCTCTGGGTCACGCCCTCAGACCTTCGTCCTCCCGGGCGGGCCTGTTCTTCGCTATTTGAAAGAAGAGCAGCCCGAGCTCTTGGAGCATGTCGGTGTGAGTGACGTGTCCTGCCGCGGTGCATGGGAGACGTCGCGCTCCAGCTTGGTGGCCATGTCCACCCCGAATACGGGGACGGGCCACGCTGGGGATCTGCGGCGTGCAGTCAAGTGGGCGTGGCGCTCCCTTCGTTTTGGGCGCCTCCCCCAGCCATCTCTTCACGCCCTGGAGTGTGTGAAGGTAAATGACAGGGCGTATCCCGGTATCATCTCCTCTCGTCTTGGCACAAATCGGAAGACAGTCTTCCACGCCTCTGTGCAGATCGCGAAGGAAGTGTACTCGGGCTCGAAGGGTCGGTTCACCCCCGATCTCTCGCTGTGGGCCTGCGGTGGCAGGGAAAAGCCGAATTGCGGCAAGTCGCTAGGCGACGAGCTAAAATCGCGCTTAGTACTTATGCCCGAGACCCCCAGCGCTATTCTCGAGTCCGCGTTTGCGCAGCCTTTCGCTGATATGCTCAAGCGTTCCAAGGGCGACTTAGCGTTGGGGACGGTGATGACGGACCACGGGTACAAGCGGATCACCGACAAGTTCGGGGGCTTTGACCACGTCAAGGCCTACGACTGGTCGGGGTTCGACACTCGTGTCA